TCACCAGGTCACCACGGCCGTCAGCACCGCCGCCGCAACCCAGTACACCGCACGCCGCCAATCGCTGGCGATCGCGTAGCCCGCAGAGCAGGCCAGCTGCATCACCAGCATCATCAGCGGCAGGTACTGCTCAGGCCTCACCGTCAGGCTCCACTGGGGGCCTGGTGGCCCGTATCTCTCGCCACTTGTCCACCGTCTCGCGGCGGCTCAGCGAGATAGCTCCCATCTGGATCGCCAGGGCCCGCCGGCCGGCCGTCAGGTCGTAGTGGTCGCACTGGCGGTGGCGCTGGAACCACACGCGACTGAGGTTGATCAGGGCCGCAAACTCGTGGAGCTCCTCGAGCGTGTCGGCAAACAGATGACAGCTGCGCCTCCACGGCCAGCTGGCGTTGGGCACGCATGCGGTCAGTGGATCGACGTAGACGCTCACCAGTTCCCCTCAAGGCTGCTGCCGCGACGGACGCGGAAGGGGGTGATGACCTGGTCCCACTGCTGGCGGTCGACCAGGTGGCCCTCGATGAGCTCGAGGAGCTTGTCTCGCTGGGGGCCCGGGCCCATGGCCTCGATCGAGCGAGCAACGCTGGTGGCGTTGCGCTCGAGGGTGTGGCGGCTGGACTCCACTGCCGTCGCCCGCCGACGCTCTCGCAGGTAGAGCACCAGGCCCAGCGCCGCGACGATCGCCGCGATGGCGGCGACCAGCGGCCAGCCTGAGCCCGAGAGATTAAGATTGACCCCGACAGGCTTGTTGTCTCTGCCGGCGCACTGATCGCCGGCGTTTGCGTCCTGGTCGGCGGGCTGGCTTGTAATAGTGCGGGAGTCGACATCGAGCCTGCCGCTGGCATTGACCTGGTCAGGCGCGAGGTCGGGGCTGGCGATCGCCACGTCGGCGTCGACCGGGGCCTCGACGGCCGGACGCTCCGGCGAGCCTACCTGGAGGGCCGGGCCATCGGTCGGGCCCACCTGCGGGGAGCAGCTGGCCAGCAGCCAGGCTGCAGCGCCGATGATCGCCATTGCCAGAATGGCTATCAGCGTGTCGGTCCAAAATGTCCGGGCGTCGTCTCTCATATCGTGCATCCGTGCACCTCGATTATCCCCGTGGGGTCATCCGGCAACCCCGTGGGGTCATCGTCCATCCCCGTGGGGTCATCCGGTCATAAAACCTTGCCAACCATCGGCAGCAGGGCCTTGGCGACCTCGGCCCCTACGGCCAGGGTGATCACCAGTGCCCGCGAGCGGTCGGTCTCGTCGGCGTAATCCTTTCTCGCCGACGTGGAGGCGGCGATCGCCTGGGCCACGTCGCTGCTGGGCCGGCGGGCGGGCTGGATATCCAGCGTCACCTCGGGCAGCTCGCCCAGCTGGTCGACATCGATGTCGCCGGCCTCGATCTGCTTAAGCGCCGCGTCCAAGGCGTCGCGGACCTGCCTTGCCTTCTCGATCGTCTCGGGAGTTATCCGGCTCACTGGGCACCTCCGTCGCCGGCGGGCTGGCTTTCCTGCTGGCCGCTCCCCGCTCCCTGCTGCCTGCTGCCTGTTGCCTCAAAAGCATCGAGGGCGGCGGTGGCGACGTCCAGGGCGGCACGCGCGGTTTCGATGGCCTGGGAGTCGGTCTTGAGCCGCTCGATGCGTGCGGCGGCATTCTTGACCATCTCGGCCGCCAGTGCCCGGGTGTCGATCCGCAGCTGCTCGTCGCCGGTGGCGTCGGCGTAGGCCTCGACGGCCGGCTGGACGCGGTCGACGTACATGGAGATCACCCGCACGTCGGCGGCGGCAAACTCCTTCTCGGCCGGGGTCGCGCAGCCCCCGCAGACGACGGCGATCAACGCTGCGATAAACAGTGTTGGAACGATGCTTGAAAGACGTTTCAGTTTCATAAGATGCTCCTCTCGGTTTGGGTTCATCAGGGGACCTCCACGCCGGCGCGGGTGCCGCCGCTTTCGAGCTGGATCGGATAGAAGGTGTCGGTGCCCGACCAGGTGCCGTGGAGCGGGATCCGGGGCGTGCGATCAATCCAGGCCTCAGTGCTGGATGGCGCGTTTGGCACCCCGTTGCACGGGCCGATCAATATGACGTCATCCACGGCGGCCACGGGGAATGACGGCCTGCCGCCGCCAGGAAAGACGATCGAAGGGATCACGCGGAACTGGGAACTGAGCCCGCCGCTGCGGCCGAGCTTGACGTAGATCTGGTCGCCCAGGCTGTCGCCGGCGCCGATGGCGGTGATCTTAGCCCACACGTCGGGGATGGGAAGCGGGTGGGTCTCGTAGACGGCCGGGGTGCTCGACGTGTCGAGAGGCTTGCACCAGATCCGCATGTTCAGGACGCAGGGCCAGTAGAGCCCGCCCCACTTATTGCCGCCGGTGAGCAACGTGGTGATGTAGGTTCCCGACGCGTCGCGGGTCGGGCCAGGAACGACCGTCGAGCCGCTGGGCGTGCGGGCGTCGATAAGCCAGCCTTCTATGTCGTCGCCGTCCATGGAGTTGCCGGTAACCTCGAAGTAGCTCCAGCCGGGGCCCGGGGCAGAGACGGCCGGCCTGGCCGGGCGGTCGTAAGGTGAGGCGATGGCCGACGGCCTTGTCCTTGAAAGCAGTTGTCGGGTGGCCTGGTCATTCATCGCTCAGGACACCTCCACGTAGGTTGACCCGGCGGGCGCTGATGCGTCGGCGGTGACTGGTGCGAGGATGATCTCCTCGCCGGCGACTGCGTCGGCCGAAAGAGCCCGGGCGGCCAGCTCGACGCGCTGGCGGTCGTCGAAGGGCCCGACGGTGATCACGCGCCGGCCGAAGCCGTTGATCGTGGCCGACTCGAGCACGCTACCCCAGTCGCCGCTACCGGAGACGACGTGGGCGACCTGGAGCGTGCGGGCGGGGGCCAGCTGGCCAGAAGCGATGTAGAGCAGCTCGACCTCGACGTAGCCGGCCGCGACGGGCCGGGCCCAGCCGCCGGCCAGGCGGTTGGGGGCAAGGCCGACCAGCGCCCCGCCCGAGCGGGTGACATCGACCTCGGCCCCATCAGACTCCACGCCCGATCGGCTCACGGCGGTGACGCTGTAGCTGTAGGTGGTATCAGCGGGCAGACCATCGGCGACGCTGACGCTCGAGACCCCCGGACGCGTCGCAGCGACCAGCACATCGTCGCGGTAGATGTTGTAGCCGGCCGCCGGCGTCTCGATAAGTGCGGCGCCCCAGCCGGCGGCGGTGACATAGCCGTCGATCGTGCTCGATGCAACCGCCGCCGCCTCGGCCAGCGTCCCGCCGGCAAGAAGCATTTTGAGCGCCGCGTCGGGCTCGATGTCAGAGCCTGCGGTCGAGCCCAGGACCGCCGACCATCCATCCAGCCATGCCGCCGCAGCAGTGGCCGAACTGTCGCGCAGTGAATCGAGCGTCGCGAGGGCCTCGTCGCTGGCGGCCAGTCGCCTCGATCCGGTGCCCCAGCCACCGCCGACGGCGCCGACGGGGTTCCAGGCCAGGGCCGAATCGTCGGCGCACAGGGCCGAGGTCTCCAGCCGCAGCCGCTGGCCCGACAGCGGGCTGCCCACCAGCTCGTCGATAACCAGCAGCTCGGCCGGGTCGACGGGCAGCAGGCTGTATCGCAGCGAGGCTGCCAGACGGGCCCGGGCGTTGACCAGCGTGTCGGCGTCGATCCGCGTCGAGAGGTAGAGGTCCGCCGCCCGCAGGGCGCTGACGGTTATCCGCTCGATGGTCGCGGGGTTGTAAAGCGGGTTGGCCGCGGGAGGGGTGTTCAGAGCGTCGCGGATATTCATCAACCGGCTGGTCGCACTGACGTCGCCTGCGCCGGTGGTGAAAAAGCCCGGCAGGCCCGGGCCCAGCAGAAGCGTGGTAGCCCCGGCGGTGCGGAGGGGGTTGTTGGTCATCCAGCTCAGCAGGTCGGTCTCCACCTGGCTCTGCCACGTCGCGTAGTCGGCCAGCGTCTCGTCGGTAGAGGCGTTTGAGAGATAGCAGACGCTGGCCCTGTCCAGACCGGCGCCAAAAAGGTCGTCAGCGAAGGTTCGGCCGTCGGCGCTGTCGGCCAGCAGTGCGATCGTCCGGCCGGCTGAGGGATACTCGTCGGTAGGCTCTGACCAGGTCGGCTCGACGTAGGGCGAATCGAACATGCCGGCGGTGGAGATCTTGACCTCGTCGACGTCGAGACACAGCGGCTGAGCACCCGTCCAGCAGCCGATCAGCAGGTTGGCCAGGGTGGCGAAGGTGTCGTAGTTATCATTGGCGGTAAGCGAGCCGGCCAGCATGCCGTCGACGTAGATCCTAGCCTCGCCATCGGCCGCGACGGCGGAGGACGCCCGCCGAGCCGCGACGACCAGGTACTGCCACCTGCCCGCCGTCAGCGCTACGGTGTAGCCGGTGTCGGCAAAGCTGGCGTCGTCTCGCTGCAGGTAGAACCTGGCCATGCCGCTGGACGCCAGTCGCAGGCACATGTTGTAGGCGGTGCCGGTGGCGGCGAAGCCGAGGATGAATGGCAGGCCCGCCGATGGCAGGCTGTTGAGTCGGATCCACATGCCCGCCGAAACCCACTCGGAGGCGGCCAGGGCAGCACTGCCGAGGTTGACCTGGCCGTAAGCGACCGACGAGCCGACGATCTCGCATCGCGAGCCCAGCCGCCCGCGGGTGGGGAAGGCGGCGTCTGCCGAATGGCGGATGACCGACGAGCCGGACTCGACGACGGAGTCGAACTCGGCCAGGTCGGCAACCTCGCAATCGACGTAGGCCAGGAGGGTCATTTCATCGCCCCCGGCGGCATCTCAAGCAGGCCGGCCAGGACGCGGTGGAGCCTGGGCGCGTCGGTGTCCGCCGAGCCGCCGTTGAGCGTGACGCGGACGTCGCAACCGGCGAGGCTCAGCTCGTACCGCCGCCCGCAGCTGGTAACGCCCGCGCGTCGGGCGGCTACCATCTCCACTCCGGCGAGAACATGGAGGATTGCGGATTGCGGATTTCGGATTGCGGATTTCATTCTTCTGCCTTCGATAGCCGCGAATTACGCCAATTACGCGAAGCTCTATTGCCTAATGCCTATTGCCTACTGCCTTCTTCCATTGCCTAATGCCTTCTTTGGCTACGTCGCCTTCTGGATCATCGCCATCCCGCGACAGTCGGTGATGTCGTCGATGTCGTAGACACCGGCGGCAGTAACGATCGTCGCCAGGCGGACGTGCTCGGTTACGCTGGGGGTCGGAAAGCCGGTGGTGTTGACCGTCAGCACGCCAGCCGCGGTGAGGTAGATGTAGTTGGTGGCGTTGTTGGTCAAGGCCTGCTCGTCGGCCCCCGCATAGTCGACCTGCGTATCGCCGTTCAAAAAACTGCCGGCCCGGACGCCGAACGTAAGGTCGCCGTCCTTGAAGACCCGCAGGGCCCTGGCCGGCGCGGTCTCAATCAGCAGCTGGTGGAGCGCCTTGAAGATGTCGGTGTGCCAGTTGCCCTCGCCGGTGGTCGGGTAGGGCAGCCCGTTGGTAGCGGTAGTGCCCGACAGGGCGTTGAGATCGGTGTCGGATTTATACAGTTCGGTCATTTTTTAAGCCTCTGCCTTCTTCTATTGCCTAGTGCCTACTGCCTATTGCCTGCTGTTTCTAACCCTCGTCATCTGGGCTTGTGGTGAATGTCAGTGTCAGTGCCCCGCCGGCGTAGGCGCTGGGCTTGAGGTTGGCTGGCGGGCGGGGGGTACCGGCCACCGTCGCGGCCGCTGCGAGCTCGGCCGAATAGTTGCCTACGGCGTCGGCGGCGGCGACGGCCAGCAGCCATCGGCCGTCGGCCAGTGCGGGCGTTACGTGCTCGCGGCGGATCGAGCCGACGCCCAGAACGCCCAGCCCGAAACCGCCGTCTCCGAAGCCCGATCCGTTGTCGCCGTAGCCGAAAAGCCCGCCGCCGAAAGTGCCCATGCCCAAGGCCGGCTGGCCGACCTGGTCGGGCCACGCTGACAGGTCAGCCAGCGTCACGGCGGGAGTTGCGTCGCGGTTGTCGCGGCGGATGCGATAGGAGCTGGCCTGGTAGGCCTCTGCGAACCGGACGGTCATGGAGGCGGCTGCGATGATGCTCATGCGTATCGCCCCCTCTCGACGTCCAGCGACAGGATCGTCTGGGCGGCCTCGGGCCGCAGCATCCAGCGGCGTGCGACGATGCGGGGGTACTTCACGGCCGGGCCGACGTTCGCGGCCAGGCTCACCTCGATGCCGGCGATCTTCTTGACCACTCCGCCGAGGGGGACGTCGTCGACCTCGATCCACTCAAGGGGGATCTGGGCCTCGACCAGCCGCGACTCGTTGAGGTCCTGGATCCGAGTCGCCTGGGCGACCAGGTTTGTGCCCGCCGAGGCCTCGTCGGCCGATACCCCGCTGGCGGCGTAGCGGCTGGAGGCAGAGCGGATGCGGGCTGCGTCCAGGTCGCCGCGGTCGATCACGCGTGAGGTGGCGAAGGCCGTACCAGCGCCCGCTCGGCGCGAGGCCGAGACGCTCTGGCGGCTGGGAGCGGCGACACAGCAGGTGATCCGCACCCACACGTAGTCGTCGCGCAGATGGGCGATCAGGCTGTCGATCCGGCCGTCCGCCTCGCGGTCGGATTCCTGGGGGACGATGGCGGCCAGGTTGCGATGCGGCAGGTAGATTGCCAGGCGGCCGGGCACGATCTCGGCCCCGTCCAGGACGTACCAGGTCGTGCCCAGATCGTAGCTCCACTCGACCAGGACATCCGGCGTAGCGATGGCGGGATCCGAGCGGCCGGTGAGCATCGGTAGGATGTCGTAGTTCATCAGCGGCCAGCTGCCGGCCGTCTGGCCGCACAGCGCGGCCATATCGGTGGTCGTGAGGCTGTAGGGACTGGCCGAAAGCAGCCCGTCGGTGTTGGCGTCGTAGAGCCGTCCGGCGGCCGCGTAGGCGGCGAACTCGCTGCCGATGGTGCAGTACTTGGCCACGTAGTCGCTGGCCGAGTCGGCGGCCTCCTCGCCGGCGGGCACTATCGCCAGGCCGGCCAGGTCGTCCAGCAAATCCGGATCCCATGCCTGCTTAAGCGTGATGGTGGTCTCGTAGAGATCGCGGCCGCCCAGGACGATCGGGGCGGTAACACAGCCCGCGCTTCGCTCGGTGACGCTGGTGGCCATCAGGTTGGTCCGCTCTACGTCGAAGACCGTCGGCGTCCCGTCGGCGGCCGGGGCCTGGTGGTTGATCACGATCTCGTCGCCCGAGCCGCGCCTGGTTACGGTGATGGCCGAGGTGATACGGATCGGGCCCTCCCACCAGTTGCCCTCGGGCGGCTCGCTCATGGCGGTCACCGCCGCCACGTCGTAGCCGCCGTCGTCGGCGATCGCGGCCAGCGCCTCCCACAGGCCCAGGCCCTCGACATCGGTGAAGATTACCGGGCTTGCGGCCTCCTGCGCGTCGGTGATGGTCGGGCTGGTGAGCCAGGGCTCGGCGGCGGCGTTGTATCGCTGCAGCAGGTATCGGATAGCCCCCAGTGCCGTCCAGTACTCCGCCGACGGGGCATCATCGCATCCGAAGACCTGGTAGGTGTTCACGCCTATCTGGGCCTCGACGCAGTTGGGCCGGCCGCCGGCGTTGAAGCTGCACGGCAGGCCGCTGTAGTGGTTGATCACCGGCCAGCCGCCGACCGATGCTCTCTGCTTCATGTATCGGCCGTAGACGGCAAACTCGCTGTCGGCGACCAGCCGCTGCTGGCGACCGACGGCGTAGATCATGGCCACCGCGCGGCCGGCGCTGTCGATCCGCCAGCGGCAGTCGGTAACGAAGCCGTCGAAGATCACCGCCGGCATGCCCGTGGCCGCCACCTGGACGATCATGATCATGTCGTCCTGGGCGACGTGTCGCCGCCACTGCCAGGGCCACGATCGCAGGCCCGGAATGTTGAGCTCGAGCTGGGCGCGGGCCACGCCGGGCGCGGTGGAGTCGGAGGCCTCGACGGGGATCATGGCGCTGCTGATGACGTAGTTGCCCCAGCCGCCGTCGGCGGTGCGGCGGGCGTGCCACACCTGGACGGGCGCCTCGGTGAGGATTTCATTCAGGGCCTTGGTCATGCGAACAGCCCCCCCTCGTTGTCGGCCACGTCCAGGACGTAGGGCTGGTTGGCGTAGAGCGAGCCGCCAGAGCGGCCGTAGATCCGCGGGCCCACCGGCATGAACCGCACCAGCACCAGGGCCGCCCCGCTGTGGCCCTGGTCGTCCTCCCAGGCATATTCGTAGCCGTAGGCGACCGCTGACTCGATCGTCGCGATGATCGCCGTCAGGGCCACGTCAGCGGCGGCCCTGTCGGCCCCGGTGGCCTTGAGCATGGCCGGCCCGCCCTGGCGGCCGGCGATGCGCCCCGGGCGCGGGCCGATGGCGGTGACGCCCGACCAGCCGCCGATGATGCCCACGCTGGTGAGCGTCTTGCGCACGGCAGCCAGGGGGCCCCACTGCCACTGGTGGCCGCCGGAGGAAAGCCAGGTCTCGTTGTTGATGTGTTCGCTCATATGACAGGCACTAGGCAATAGGCGACGGAAGAAGGCGCCAGGCAATAGGCATTAGGCAGTAGGGCTTCGCGTAGTTCGCGGCTATCGCAATCCGCATTCCGCAATCCGAAATCCGCAATCATGAATACACCCCTCTCGCTTCCCACGGCCTGCCGGCCCCGTCGGGCTCTCGATGGTTGTGGACGTGATAGCCGCCGTTGTACACCGCGGAGGACTGCTGATCGCCGGGGGCGGGCGAGGCGCCCTGAAGGGGCTCAACGCCGCGCTCGCCCAGTTGCCGGCGGAGGCGGTCCTTGAGAAGTTCGATGGCCTGGCCTCTCTGTGGGAAGGGCCCGCGGGTGTCGTAAAGCTCGTCCTGAATCATCGGCTCCGCAGTTTCGAGCAGTTCTTTCGGGGCGTAACCCTCCCTCAACAGCCCGGCCAACGCTTGCTCAGCGACCGACATCTCCGCGTTCTCTGGCGACTTGCCGAACCAGGTGTTAAACCGTGCGTTGAACTCCCGCCATTTGCGGCCGACGGGGCTGTCACCTCGTCGCTTAGATAGCGCGTCGAGCATCTGGATAACGGCCTCGTCGACCAGAGATTCGTCCGACACATATTCGCGTTGAGCGATCGTCTGGACTTGCCGCAGTTGATCGAGGTACCGCTGCGACGGAATCTCGCCGTACATCTCGCGGAGCTTGTCGCGCACCAGGCTGCCGTCTGCCCCGATGGCTGATGAGATGATGCCCTGCTCACGGGAGAACTCGCCCCGGGCCTTGCTGATGGACGCTACGAACTGGATGCCTCTTCGTCCGCCCATGGCCGCCTGCAGATCCGGCGGCAGCGATGAGCCCCGGTCTGCCAACCATGCCATCCTTGCGGTCAGGTCACCGTCTGACGGGAATCCATATTGATCCAGTGCGCCAGCAGTTTCTGGCGATGGAGACAAGAGCCCCAGCAGCGTGCTCTTGACAGCCTGGCCGCTCTTGGCCACGCCGCCGCCCTTGCGGGTGGAAAAGCTGAATGCGGCCAGCGCCTGCTCGATCGGAACGTCGCCGGCCTGCGCCGCCGACAACACGTCTGGCAGATACTGAGCCATCTCCTCGGGCGTACTCTTGGCTTGCTCGATCGTTCTACTGACCAGGTTGCCTATCTGGTTGGGCGTGAGCTGCGGCTGTTGGCTGGCGATCGTCGTGAAGAGGTTGACGAGTGAGTCGATCTGCGCCGACGGGTCGGTTTTGGCAGCCAGCAGCACCTCACCCATCAATGCCTGCTGCTTTTCGCGGTCCATGCCGGCCGTACCGCCCAGCAGCGTGTAATAGCCGGTGGCAACTTCTTCGATAGGTCGACCAGCCTCGACTGCCATCTGGCCGATCGCCTCCTGGACCTCTGCCCGCTCGCCCTTAAGGGCAGAAAGGGCCAACACCGCGCGGAGAGACTCAACTACGTCATCGGTAGTTTGCCTGGTCTTCTCCGTCTCTTCTCGCAGGAGACTCATCAGCCGCCGCACGCCCTCGATGCCTGCGTAGCTGCCGACCATCGACATCACCGAGGCCTTCAGCATGTCGGTGGCGCCAGACACCGCGCCAGTTTCCCGCTTGACGCCGTCGAGCCGGCCTCTCAACCTCTCGCTGGTCCTGGACAGCAGTTCCAGTCGCTGGCGCTGTTGATCGGTCAGCTGGCCCCAACGCTGCTGGGTCCACAGCAGATCGGTGATCTCACGTTCCATCCGTTCCAAACGATTGCGTGCCCCCTCGACGCCGGTACCCATGCCAGTAAGTTTCTGGCCGGCCGCCTGGCCGGCGTCGCCGACGCGTTTTTCGGCCTCGGCCACGCCTCGCAGGTCGCTGGTGGCCTTGGCCGCACCTGGTGCGGATACCGGAATTTTGAGATCGTCAGCCATTCAATAATTGCGGATTTCGGATTGCGGATTGCGGAATCACGCGAAGCTCTACTGCCTGGTGCCTACTGCCTACTGCCTATTGCCTGCTTGCCCTGAGCTTGTCGAAGGGCCTACGCGAAGACTTCCAGCGTCGCCGGCGTGTCGGTGTCCGTCGTCAGCTGGAGCCCCTCGATGTAGAACGGGGCAACCTTGGTCGCGCCGTCGCGGTAGGGGAAGTTCGTCTGGGCGACGCGCTTGTTGAACTGGATGTTCTTGTAGGTGGCGGTAGCTGCCGCGCCGGCCTCCTTTTTGAAGTTGACCACCAGGTTGGCGGCGGCTATGCCCACCAGGTCCTGCAGCTCCGAGGGGTCCTGGCTGAAGAGCCGGATGCGGGTGAGCATCCCGACCCGCTGCTCCTCGACCGGGCCCACGTCGCCGGCGTTGCCGGGGTCCTGGATGGTCTGATCCTCGTTCATCACCTCGACGTGCGTGGCGTCGGCCACGCTGGTCACTCCGTGGGTAGCGCCCGAACAAGTGAAAATCTTCATCGCTTCAATCCTTTCCGCCCGCTAGAGCGGGTCTGTTACTGTCACGATCTGCGTGGCCTGCGCCCCGCACAGTTGCTTGTTCCGTTTCAAAATGTCGCCCCAGGTCTGCCAACGTGGCCGGTGCACGTTGCCGCCTGCCCCCTCGGCCGAATCGATCTTGGCATCGAGGGCGGCCTGGACGGCCTTGACCACGTCGATCACCGCCCTGCTGTCGGCGTTCCACTTCGTATCCACAACCAGCGTCCAGGTGATCTCGGCGATCCAGTCGCGGCCGTGGTCATCGCGCCAGAACTCGCTGATCTCGACGCCGAGCTCCGGGGCGTTCTTGCACGTCTCGGGCAGCGCCACGCCCACGAATGCCCGCTTGAGCGTGCCGGCCGTAACCAGCGGCTGGACGGCCGTCAAGAGCGTGTTAACCACCGTTGAAATCTTGTTCGCCATTTACGCCATCACCATTTGCTCAAAAACTCTCTCAGCCGCGAGCGGGTGCCCTCGCCGATGATCCGCCTGGCCGAATGCACGCCGCGCGTCAGCCAGTGCCTGGCCGGCATCGTCACGCTGGCCAGCAGGATCCAGTGGATCCTCCAGGCGCTGTCCTTGCCTCGCCTGGCGAGCTGCTCGACCAGCAAAGCCGGCTTGCCCTTGCGGGGTATCAGCGTCAGCTCCACGTCGCGGCCCATCGCGGCGGCCCCCTCGTACTGGCGGGCCTGGGCGCTGATGGGCACGCTGAGGAACCGGCCCCGCTTTGGCGTTATCACCCCGCCATGCTCGTGTATGCCGCCATAGGGCCTTGCCGGGTGACTGCCACGCATACCGATCGCTGCCGAGCCCACGGCCCCGCCGCCCTCGCGCCACGCCTCGACGCCGCTGGCCATGCCGCTGCCGGGGTTGCGCATCGTCAAATCCAGCTCGCCGGCTATCAGCTGGCGGCGGACTTCCTCGGCGCCGTCGAACGCCCCGCCGAACAGCGCCTCGCCGATCTCGCCGCCCAGGCGCACTGCCATGGCGTTGTCGCGGTCGATCTTCGCCCGCGTCGAGGCCGGGATGGTCATGTTGACGATCATGCGCCCACCTTGCGGGCGTAGCCGCTGCAGACGTCCATCACCTCGGGCAGCAGCTGGTCCTTGGCGTAGCTGGTGACGTTGCCGTCGCCGGCCGAGACGCCGGTGATGCCCAGGGTGTTGTGCTCGATGCGGTTCCACCAGTACTGCACCTGCAGTTCGCACGCCATCCGCAGATCGCCGGGCAGGGGCACCTGCCCGGTTCGCAGGGTCCAGTCGTCGTTGACGTCGGGGGCCTCGTCGGCGGCGGGCGAAGCGGCGGTGTAGTACACCTTGCCCAGATAGCTCACCAGGTCGCCGGCGCTGTTGGCCACTCCGCTGATCCACTCGTCGCAGGGCGTGTAGCCCCCGGCGTAGGTCACCCGCACCGAGTAGGGATGGGCGTACCATTTGCCCAGGCGGTTGAGCTGGCCGGTGGCCTCGACGAGCCAGTAATCGTCATCCACGGTCAAGGCGTCCACGTCGTCGAACTGACCGGCGTAGGCCTCCTTGACCTCGGAGATCGACACCACCGGCCTGGCGGTCAGCCAGATCGTTGACCTGGCGATATCGCTGCGGATCGTCTCGATAAGCCCGGTGCGATATTCCAGGGCCGCGATGCCACCTACCACCCGGCCGCAGGCGCGGGCCATGCGGTCGGAGACCCGGGCGATCTGCCGCGTGAGCCGCTGGTCGTGGGTGGTGTCGGTGATCCCGAGGTTCGCCTTGATGTTCGCCAGTGTCGTCAGCATTTTTCAGCGCCTACTTGCCCTGAGCCTGTCGGAGGGTTGCCTACTTGTTTCTCGGGCTGGCCTTGACGGCCTTGTCGGCCGGGGTGTCCTGGCTCTTGGCGGTGGGCAGCTCGATCTGCCCGGCCCGCACGTGGCTGGCCACCAGCCGCTGGTCCATCTTGAAGCTCTCGCCGGGGGCATGCCGAATGCCCTGGTCCATGCAGATCGTCTTTGCCACTACGTCCACCAGTCCCTTCTCGTCGGCCAGCTCGGCGGCCAGTGCCTTGAGCTCCTTGGTTGACATCGTTTCGCTCATTGTCAGTTCCCTTTCTGGTTGGCTTCGGGGCCTGTCGCATCCGCCCAGGCCGTTGGCGGTCAATTCGTCTGTAAAGCCCGCCGCCACAATCAAGCGGCGACGGACTGGGGGAGGCTACTTGTCGCCCTTGGCGATCACGCCGACGGCAGCGCCATCGGGCGCGTCGCCGATGATCACCAGCCGCTGCTCGGGGTGGGCCTTGGCCACGTTGCGGGGGATGTACGCCTCGACGGGCGTAACCTTGCCGCTCTTGGAGTCGACCTTGGGGCGGACGACTACGCCGGAAAAGGCGATGGCCTTGAATACCCTCACCTTCACCAGCCGCTCATCCGCTCGTGCGGCTTCGTCCTTGACCTGCTCGGGCGTCTTCTTGTTTTCAGCCATTTCGTTGTCCCTTCTCGCCGCTCTCGGCGGCGTCTGCTTGCCTTTGTTGCTATTGCCTATTGCCTACTGCCTACTGCCTGCTTCAGACCTTACGCCGGCAGCGTGTAGGCCGGCTGGGCGGCCAGGCCGCTGAGGCCAAGGATCGTCCAGCCCCTTGTGTCGTCCACGTACATCAGCGTCGCCACGTCGCCGGCGTCGGCAAAGACGATGGTGCCGATGGTGGTACTGGTGGCCGGGGTGAGTGTCCCGTCCCCGCCGCCGTCGACTACCAGCTGGATCACCAAGATCTGGCCAGGCTCACCGTCGGCCAGGGTCAACGCCTCGGCGTCGGCGCCGGTTGTCTTGAGCACCACCGCCGTGGTAATCGGTATCGCCAGCGCGTCGGCGGCAACCGCGGTGGATCCGGTCTCCTGGGTTGTCACGCTGGAGGCCACTACCACCGCCCGAACCGACCCGGTGCCCGCAGCGTCTGCCGTCAAGGCGATCGCCGCCACGTTGGCGTGGTTGAAGTCGGTCTCGACCACCGGCACGGCCTTGCCGTTGGAATCTGATGTGAGCCGATCGCCTACCGCGATCGCCGAGCCGCTGGTGATCGTGGTGATCGTTCCGATCGGTGCGTAGCGGGTCATCGCTCCGGCTGCGGCGGTCAGCTCGCAGACGCCGACAATCTCGTCGGTAGCGGCGTCGGCGGTGATAATCTTGCCGGCCGCCTCGAGGTTGACGAACAGGCCGCTGGTGACCCCGCCGGTTCCTGATGTCGCCGGCTGGGCGCCGGTGAGGCCGACGGCCGCGGTCGCGGGCCGCTCGATCAGCAGCGCCCCGCACATTACGCCGACAGCCAGGACGGCAGCCAGCAGGACGATCGTCAAAAATCCATTGCTCTTCATTTCAGTTGTCCTTTCCGTTGATTCTGGTTTTCAAGGCTCCCGGCTCGCCGAGGGTCTCGCCATCGGCGAGCCGGGCCCTGTTTTCTGTTGCCTACTTGCCCTGAGCAAGTCGAAGGGCTGCCTGTTACCTATCAGGCGTGAACGGTCGCTTCGATCACCGCGTCGGCGTCGGCCTCGGCGGCATCGACGTAGGCCAGGCCGCGGATGGCGACCATGGCCTGGTCGAACCAGACGTGTTCGCTGGTGGCGATCTGGATGTCGCGGATCATGCCGAAGTACATCGCCTTTCGGAAATCGCCGAACAGGGCGAACGCTCCGCCGTCGACCGCGGCCGCAGCCGCCGGCATCCGCTGGCAGATCTGGTAGGGATAGCCGTCGATGGTGGCCGGCTCGCGGTCGCCGTTGCCCCGGTCGAAGATCGGCATGCCGGTCGTCGAGCGGATGTTGCGGAGGTGGCTCTTGATCGAGAGGCTCAGCAGCCACTGCGCGTCGGCGTGGGCGTAATCGGCGGTGAGACCGGCGATGATCTCGCTGATGTCGGTCTCGTCGATCTCGGCGATGGCGTCATGGTCGGCGGTCGGAGCGACGGCCGTCACGTTAGCGCTTTGGAGCATGCCGGTGATACCGCCGTAGGTGGCGGTGCCGTCGCCGTTGACGACGCAGTTGTCGAAGGCGTAGGCCATCGCGTAGACGATCTCGACGCCGATGAGGTTGCCCAGGTCGGCCAGCAGGCCCGGATCGCTGAACATCACCAGCGGAACGCCAGTCAGCGTGCCCCACTGCTCGGGGCTCAGCTGGACGGTCTCGAAGGTGATGCCGCTCTGGGTGATCTGGCTGCCCAGGGCGGTCGGGTAGGCGGTGAGCCCGGCGGTGCGCTTGGGATAGGTGGTCGTGCCCCAGGTGCCCAGCGGCACTCGCCGCAGAAGCGGGTAGGCCGTGCCGACCGCCTCGACGTTGCGGATGAGCTCGGCACGGAACTCGTCGCTCACCAGCTCGCTGCCGCTGCCGCTGGTGTCGGGGTCGATATTGACATCGGCCTTTGCCCTCAGCTCGCCGGCAGTCTTCTCCACGTCCTTGGCCAGGTCGCGGGTGTACTGGGGCAGCGCGTCCTCGCGCAGCTTGGCGTGGCCGCTGCGGGCCAGCTGCACGGCGGCGTGGGCACCGAAGCGCTTGGCCGTCTCGTCGGACATGAAGCAGCGGCCGTCGGCGAGCATCTGCAGACGGGCGCTCTTGCCGCTGGGCAGGATGATGCCGCCACGCTGGCTGCCCAGCCCCATACGCTTGAGCTCGGCGACGGTCTTGACGCTTTCCTCGTGGTCCTTTTTGAGCTGGTCGAACTCGGCCTTGAACTCGGTGGTGACGTTGCCCAGGCCCTTGGCCTCGTCGGAGTCGATGAAGGCCTCGAAGTCCTTGTTGAGCTTGCGGACGGCCTTCTCGTCACGCTCCTCGACCGGGGTGTTCATCAGCGCGATCATCGCGCCGAGCATCTTGAAGAGTTTTTCCATTGTCGTTTATCCTCGAATTAAATGGTCAGTAACCGCACCGCTCCATGAGGCTCTTGACCTCCGGGAGCACCTTGGCCCGCGGCCGCTCGTCGCCGGAGGAGGACGACGATCCATCCGCAGCGCGGGCGTGCTGCGAAGCGTCGCCCTCCGCCATCTCTGGCGCGAGGGTCAGCTGTTCGGAGATCTCCGCCAGCCCGTCGCGCAGGACGGCCAGCACGTCACTCCGTAACGTCTCGAATTCGCCCTTGAGGGCGCTTATCTGCTCGATGACATCAGCGGCCTTATCGTCGGCCAGGCCAAGCTGTCGAAGCTGGCTCAGTGCCTCCTGGTTGCAGCCGACGGCGACTGCCGAGACCTCGATCAGCTCGCACCTGGTGTGAACGTAGACGCTCTTGCCGTTGATCTTGCGACGCTCGCCGCTGTGGCTGTAGAAGCCCACGCTCACCGCCCTCATGTGGCGGGCGTCGTAGAGGCTGCCGTACTCCTTGCCCAGCTCGGTGTCGCGGGCGAAGTTGGCCCCGCCGACCAGGGCGGCAGGCAGGGTGCCCTTGGCCGTCGCGACGTTCTTGCGGACGTCCATGAAGCCCCAGCTGCCGATCACAGGCGGCCGGCCATCGGAGAGGCGATGGAGGTGGCAAGCAAGCATCACGGGGTTTGCGCGGAAGTCGTCGAGCATCCAGCCGGCCTGGTCGATGATCTCACCGCTGCGGTCTATCACGTCGCTGGAGCAGATGAATACGTGCTCCGCATCGACCCCGTCGATGGTGAGGTCCTTGCTGGCCAGGTATCCGATAGCGTGTCTGAGTTCCATTGCTCTATTCCTCTGCCTATTGCCTATTGCCTATTGCCTTCTCGCACCTTCGCCACGTCGCGCCACGTCACGCCGAAAGCCGCCTCGGCATCGAGCTGGCGGCTGGTGCCGTCGGCCACGATCCGCCGGCCGATCGAAACGCACTGGCAGTTCACCGTCTCGGCCGGCGGGCCGGCCGGGTCGCGCGGATAACGCAGCTGCGCGCCATTGATGTTCCACATCTGGCCCAGGGGTTTGGGCTCGTTGGCGGAGTGTCCCTCGGCGGCAATGTGGGCCGGCCGGCGGTCGCCTGGCCCGCGGCTGTGGATCCACAGCTCGTGGGTAATGCCAGCCGCCGGCATCGCCTGCTGCCGCGAGGCGCTGAGTGTCTGGCCGACGTAGTTGCGGGCCTGGTTGAGCGCCGCCTTGCGCTGGCCGTCGAAATAATCCTGAATCCGCGTGGCCAGCTGCTGGGGGCTCTCGCCGCCGGCCAGGCCGGTTCGCAGGTGGTTGCGGACGTGCTTGCGGGCCAGGCCGCTTATGCGGGTGGAGATATTGGCCGCGTCGTCGGCCAGCTGGGCCTGCATGATCGGTGAGCCGGTCAGCGCCGCCGTCTGCTGGGCCAGGGCCTCGCCAACGATCCCCGCCTCGGTGAGCACCTGGCGGACGCCCAGCTCGCCGGCGTCGGCCGCGAACTGGCGGATGCGCTCGCGGAGCTTGACCTGCTCGCCGCGATCGTCGAACACCGCGGCCATGATCCGGCTGACGGCCAGGTCGTCCTTGGTGGTGGCCTTTTGGCCGTCGCCGCCGACGTCGCCATCTCCGAAATACTCGCCGATCAGTCCCACGATCTTGCGGGCCAGGGCCGAGTAGTGGTTTCGCAGGTAGTGCGCCTGGCTCTTGGCCAGCGGGGCAAAGGACCGCTCCCACCGCTTCCAGATGCGCGTCTTGACCTGGTCGCTCAGCTCGACGGGACGAGGCCGTTTTATTGCGGATTGCGGATTGCGGATTGCCTTGCCCCGAGCTTGTCGAGGGGCGGATTTGTCGGGGTCGGCCGGGTCATCCTCATCAGGTTCCGGGCCCTCGGGCATCGGCGGCAGAGGAGTTCGAGCCTCGTCGACCGGAATCATGCCCGACGGCAGGTAGGCCGTGTCGTGATGGGGCCGGGCGGGCAGGGCCAGGTCGAGCCATTCGTTGAGGTCGCTCACCGGCACGCCCAGGCTGAACATCTTGACGGCCGTGTCGGTCTGGCTGCGCCGCATGTCCTGGTAGATCGGAACCTGCTCGAGGTCGAACCAGCTTTCGAGCCGCTGGTCGAAGCGGGGGCAAAGCTCGCTGGTAATCACGTCGTTAACGCCGTCGAGTTCGGGCGCGATCGTGTCCTGCCAGAACCGTTTCTTTTCCGATTCGACAAAGGCGTCGCTGTCGCCCATCGTGCCAAGCAGTCCGGCCACCGCGGGCGGCACGTTGCAGACGGCGCAGATCTCCACGGCGTTTAGCTGCTTGCCCTCGGCGTAGACCATCTCGTTGAGGCTGTTGGCGACGCTGTCGTGCTTGAGCCCGCCCCACAGAATTGCCAGTCTGCGGGCGTTGCCAGGCCCGGTGTGGCGCTGGCTCCAGGTGCCCTTGATCTGGCTGTCGCTCTCGGGGTCGAACGGCTGATCACTGGTGAGCACCGTGCCAGGCTCGCATGAGTTCGCGAACATCGCGGCGTTGTAGTGGCTGGCGTTGTAGTCGGCGATGATCGCCAGGCGGCCAGGCACGCGGGGCGAGAGTCCGCCCAGCGGATCGTCGGGATCGAAGAAGTGGAAGGTGATCACCTCTTCGATCGGTACCGGGTAACGCACCCCGTCAGGGCCGGCGATCGACCAGCCGATGATCTGCTCGTCGAGCGTGCCCTTGCGGGTGATGGGCCTGGATCGCTTGCCCGGTATCAGGGCCATGCGGGTTGGCCGGCGCCCGACCATGTCCAGCATCACCCAGTGCACGCGGCCGTAGGCGTGCTTGTAGATCTCGTGGCCAGCCATCCAGTGGTTCCAGCCGTTCTGTCCGTCGGGCTTGGTCAGCAGGTCATACAGCTCGCCGCCCTCGACGATCTCGCCCTCGGTGGCCTTGTAGCTCTTTTGCCCCTTGGCCAGTTGGCGGACCTTGCGGCCGGATAGCCTGCCCGCCCGCACGCCCCGCAGGCCCCACAGGCTGGTGGTGCCGGAGGCCGCCCCGACGCTCAGCCGCAGCGGCACGCGCGAGGCGTTGGATGCGATGCGGCTGACGCAGGCGTGGAACCAGAGGCTGTCGCGATAGACGCTTCTGGGCCCGCCCAGGCTGTTGCCGCCGACCGGTGAAGAGTCGGCGCCGGTGATGAACTGCTGGGCCAGCTGGCTGACCGTGTAGGCCTTGGCGCCCAGGTCCCCGCCCATCATCGCGCCGTCGAATACGCCGTCGGCGGTTACCAGCGTTGAGTTGTTGCGTGTGGTAGCCATCTAGAGCACGCTCACGTAGGGCCGAGCCAGTTCAACGCTTGCTGCTTCGAGCGCTAATGAATTGGCAAAAGCAAGGTCACAGTGGCTGTCCGGGTCTAGAGCATTCTGGGTTTCGTGAATGATGGTCCTGTCGCCCTTCACCTCTTTCTGGAGGGCATGAAGGTCATAGGCAATGAAGTCCATCGACGCAGGGAAAGCCTGTCGGCCGTCGTCGTAAGCAGTTTTGAGCAGGCTGGCCAACGCCAGCTTGCGACCGCCAGCAAAGTTCACGCCTCGCCAACGCAGCACGCCGTACTTGCGCTGCAATTCCTCATTGCTCTCCATCCCCAGACCAGTCGAGTCGCCGCAGCCGCGAAGGTTTGGAATTGTGTTCATCGCTTGTTCGATCACACCCTGCCGCTGGTAGTTGAAAGAGCAGCGGCGGAATATCACCAGCAAACGCAAATGCTGCCGACCGTCCACTTCCTCATTGACCCAGAAAACGGAAAGGTGCTTGTTGCGGGCCACGTCCCATCCAGCCGTCAGTGGTCCCGGCAAGCCGCGCAGACGCGTGGCGAATATATTCTCGTTGCGAGGGTCGTAGCCCTTGTCGTCGCGCAGATCCAACAGGGGCGCGTCATATTTCTCGTAGGCGCCTTCGATCTGTCCCCAAGTCAGCAGGGCAGTGACGTCGTCGCACTCGCGAACCATGTACTCCGTCTGCCAGCCGATCGGATCGCCGTAGATCTCCTGGAACACTTCGATCGAGCACGGTTCGCCGTCTTCGTCGTAGAGGATGAGGCCGTCGCGCACGGCCCGGTAAATATCAACAACGCTGATCGCGTACCGACCGCGTTTGTTCTGACGAAGCTCGTAGGCCTTCGTGTCCTTGCCTCGGGGAGTGGTTACGAAGTCGACGTCGAGGCCGTTATTGAGCGCCATCGGCGTAAGGCGTCGCCAGTGCTCAAAGCCGCCATTGGGGAAAAGCGCGAACTCGGTAAAGTAGACATGGCAGCTGTCGCCAACGACGGCGTCAGGGTCGCGGCCGGGCATGCTCTTGATCCGCACGCCGTTAGGCAGTGTCAACACTCGCCTGGTGAAGGTGAAAGACTTTCCGCCGAAGTTCGCCTCGAACTCCTCCTCCGCCTCCGGGCACATCACCTTGGCCATCGCGCGGGCGTGAGTGGCGCATTTCTCGAAGGTGAAGTCAGCCTGGCGTTGTGTGACAGAAAAGAGCGAGCGGTCCATCTTTCGCTTGTCAGAAAGGCCCCGCAGGACCTGGTCGAACGCCCCGCTGAAATCCTTGCCGCTCTGGCGGCACCAGAACTTGCCGCGAATCCTCTTGGTGAGCTCGAAGCTTTCTTTCTGGTAGTTGCGCCAATGAAGGGCAACGGCCCGCTCTGCTGAGGTGACCATTATTCACCCTCCACGAGCTGAGCGACCGGCTTGAGGCCATAGATTTGCCTGATCTGATTGATCGTCTCGACGGTTACTCCGCTATCCGAAAGCACCTTCTCGGCCTTCTGGTCGGCTTGGCGCTTCTCGGCGTCGAGCTTGCGCTGGATCTCCGCCTCGCGGGCCTTGACCAGGGCGATATCGGCCTTGGCCTTTGCCAGCTTGCCGATCGCCTCGAGGAGCTTGGCCAGCTTGGCCGGATCGCCCGTCTTGAGGTCGCGGGCCTGGGTCTCCATTATCAGCTCGAACGCCAACTGGCCGGCGCGTGCGGTAAAGCCGGCGAAACAACTGTCGGCCCCCTCGCTCTCTGCCAGTTCGATGAAGGCCCGGGCCTGGCTGGCGGCGTCCTCGATGCCGCTGTGGCGTGCTCGGACGTCGCTGCGGGCCCGGTAGAACGACGAGCGGCTGATCGGCCCGTAATTGTCCTTGAACCACTCGAAGACCTGGTCGCCTCGATAGCCGGGGTCCATGCAGCGACGCTCGAATTCGAGATAGAGGCTGTCGCGCAGCTTTGCGGCCTCGGTGTCGTCGGCGACTCGGGCCACCCAGTGAGCGCGATCGACCTCGCCCATCGCCGCCGCCTGGGCCACGGTGGGGATGGCAAGCCCGCAGGTGAGCCCCGCGTGGATCGCCATCAGGTCGTAAACTTTGAAGTCGTCTCTCGCCATGATTCAATAGCCGCGAATTACGCGAATTACGCGGAGCTCTCTTGCCTGCCGTTCCGCCGCGTCAGCGGCAGCCTGTTATCGCTTTTCGATAAAACGATAATTGCCTATTGCCCTCTTCAAAATCCCGGCGGGCCGCTGGAGGGCCCGGCCCGCCGGTGCCACGAAAGAACCGCCGGTGGTTACTGCCGCCAGCACGCGGCATCGCCGCCACTCCCGGTAGGCGGCGCCTCGCCGTAGCCAGCGAGGCTATTGGTCTGTCACGGCCGGCTGCCGCTGAATTCGTCCAGGCGGTGCCAGGGGTAGCCGGCCCGCTTGAAGTCGCGCCCACGCGGGGCGATCGTGTAGTAATCATCGCCGAGCGTCTCGTCCGGTTTGCGGTCGACCAGGCCGGTGTCGACCAGATCGCGCAGCTCGGTCAGAAGTTCGTTTTCGGCCACCGCCGCGCGGCTGGAGGTGAATCCGTCGCGGAGGTGCGCCCAGCTGTATCCGCCGCTGAGCGAGCCGCCGTTATCGGCCCGCCAGAGCATCAGGAGGATCAGTTCGCGGATGCTTCGGCTCCGCTGGACGGAGATGGCGATTTCGTCGTTTCGGTTCACGCGTGCACCTTGCCTTCCAGGTGGCTCAGCCGGCCGTGGACGTCGTCGACGCGGGCGTGCACCTTGCCGATGCTCTCTCGCAGCGATGAGCCCATCGAGTCCAGCCTGGCCATCAGTTCGCGATGCGCGGCGGCGGTGTCGACCATCGTGCGGACCAGCTCGTCGCGGCCGGCGTAGCTCTTGCCGGCGCGCAGCTCGCAGCTGGTCCGCTCGGTCCGCAGCGTCTCGTTTTCGTGCTGGAGGTCGGCCAGGTCTTCGCGGATGGCCTTGAGTTCGCTGACGATCGAAGCCAGCATTTTCCGCAGATTCTCGTTTTCGGCCCGCAGCAGCCTGGTCGACATGAAGCTGCCGGCCACGCCGGCCAGCGCGCTGGTAAACAGGAAAACCAGCACCCCGCCGACCACGTAGGACCAGGG